TCTCGAAGGTTTAAAATAGCACTTTCTACTTCAGGAACTGTTGACTTTGTAGCTTTTGCTAAGTCTTCTAAAGTAAAACTAGGCTTTCCGGATAACAAGGTTAAAATTAAAACCTCTAAAGCACTTGCAAATTCTTGTGATTCTGCATCCTCTATGCTCTCAGCAAAGAAGTCTTTACTTCTAACTACCTCGAACCCCTCTTTTTCGTCCCACATTCCATTAGTCATAAAGAAGTCTAGTATTGTTTGGTCTTCTTCTTGTTTAAACTGTCTTTCAGTTTCTCTAATGGTTTCTTTTATCGTTTGGGTTTTCTGTTCTTCGGTTTTAGGTTCGTACCCTGCTCTCTCTCTTCTTTCATCCTCTGTCAAGATAGCGGCTAATTCTGCTTCGCTTACAATCTCTTGAATAGGGTCTAAACGTTGAATAAAAACCTCTCCTTTAATATCGTTGAAGGCTCTGATAGCGTTTAAATGCGCCTCAATAATCATTTGTTTACCTGTAACGTAATAACTTTGAAAATCCTCAATCGCTACCCTTTTCTCGTCTGCGTTATTATTAAATCCATTGTTTCCTTCAAGTCCAACTACTACAGGGTCAACAGTATGTCCTGCGAATATCTCTTCTCTTACTTGTTTGTTAAGATTTATGAATCTATCGTCTTGTCCGTTTGTTGGAATTGGAACTACCTCCACTCCTGGAACATTAATATCTTGAAAACTTACAAAAGGCTCACCGCTGTTATCAGTTCCGTGAAATTTGTCTTTTAACATCTCGACTATCTCAGCTTTCTGATCTTCTTCCATGTCTCCGTTAAAGAAGTTAATCAAGTACCCTGCTGTAAACCCGTTCTTGGTGTTGTTGTATGTGAAATTTCCTATTTCGTAATCAGCAGCGATATAAGGTACTGCTGCCGTATATTCCGGTATAGGGTAAAGATTTTCTTCATCTTCTGAATAGTAAACTAAGTATCTTTTGCTTCTGTCGAAATTATCTGTAAAGTCCCATTCGTGGAACATTGTAAAATCTGGATTTTCTTCTGGTTTTCTAGCAGCCCAATCAGAAGTATAATAATAAACAGGTGGCTCTTCTCTTCCTTGACTGTCGTATGTTGGTGTAGATCGTCTTATGTTTTTAATGTTAACATAATGAACATCTATTTTTTTGCCGTTCTTTTCAGGGATAACTTCATAACAAAAACCACCTACTTTAGTAAGATTTAATCCCCACTTTTTAATTATTTCAGAGTTGTTAATCTTAAAGACATAACTTCCTAACTCTGCTTTTTCTTGGACGTTTAAGTGTGAGTAATCAGCTTTAGCACCTTTACCGTTTATGAATAAAGTCTTTCTATTAATAATGGCTCTGTGCTTAGAACTAGAATTATATAACCATTCATAATATTCAGGTTGTAGGTTGTTCCATTCTTTTTGATCGTATTCTTTTGAGTAACCCCATATTAACCAATCACAGTTCTTCTTTTCATGGAATACTGGCATCTTATGGACGCTAAAATCGTATGTCTTACCCTCGTTTAAAATTATCATACTGAATGCTCGTAAAAGGTTAAATCAATTGTATGTTCTATCCAAGCACTTGAAATATTTTCACTATCTATCACTCTTGCCAAAGTGTCTTGAACATAAGTGGCATTATTTGGGTCTAAATTAGTTGATGAACTTTGCTCGTAAATAACTAAATCATATACCCCTGTAGTACCTAAAATAAGACTCCCGTTTGTTGGGTCGTCTGCTCCTTCAATTAATGTGAACTTTGAATACTCTTCTTTCTGAGATGAAGTGGCTAAGTCAGTTAAAATTACAGGATAATCAACGCCACCTTTAGAAAACACAAACAAATAAACAGGACCAACTAAAGTAGAATCGTCTTTAAGTCCATAGAGAATATTGTTCTCGTTAGTTGTTGCTTTCTGAATTACCCACATTACTCTTCTTCGTCTAGTTTAAGTCTTAAAGTCTCAAGGCTTGAGTTCTTTCTAAACCTAATCCCCTTTTCTCTTAAAATGTTCTCTAGCTTTGTTCTTTCATCTTCTTCAAAAACATCCAAAGATAATGTCTTATAATAGTCGTACTTTGTTGGATCGTCCGTTATAACTCCTGAGTGCATTACACCGTTATAATATACTCTGAACTTAGACCCTATTTTTTCAATTTTAATCATACTATAAATATACTAAAAAAGGAGATGGGAAAATCCCATCCCCCGACTATGATAGATAGATAAACAAATTAACTTAACTCACCTGAAATAGTTAAACCACTTACTACAGATGAATCCACTTCTGGCGGAAAATCTTTGTCCTCGTGAACAATAGTAACAGTGTAACCGTTCATTTCTTGTTTTTCTTTACCTGACTGTCTAGCAACTGATGTAGCCTCTGCTCCATAGTTAAGACCTAAGATAAAGTATTTGTCGTTGTTGTCTTGGTAAATAACCGCCAATGGTTTAGATTGTAGCAATTGCAATTGTACTTGCTTTGATCCACTCATGTTAAATAAAGTGAAAACAAAAGTAGAAGTATTTGCTACTGTTCCTTGCATTGGGTCGTTTACGCTCTCCCCTGTATCAGAGGCGATAAATTTTCTTACTTGATATCTGTACCAAGTTCCGGCTGTGATTGAATCTAATATCCCAGCAGTAGTAACATTTGAAGCCGTAATTCCATCCCATTGTGTGATAAGAATAGAACCAGGTTTAATGCCACCGATACCGTCGTTACATTCGTAATCAAAACCGTATGTTAAACTTCCGCAACTCATTTATAAATATTTTAAAAAGCAAGGGGAACTAACCCCCTGCCGTTATTATTCTTTTTTATGAAGTACCTAGACCCCACTTAACGATATAGTCAGAGAACTTATAAGTGATCCCTCTTTTGAATGCAATCAATGAGTGATTGATTCTATCGTCTTTTGAGTACCATACTTCGATCTCATCCTCAGCAGAATCTCTACCGATTACGATATTATCTCTAGTAGTGATAATCATTTTGTCTTGTGATGCAAGTCCTACCTGTGGTACTAACTCGATATTAGTTCCGTAGTATCTTACATTGTTATCATCCTCACCACCTTTGTAGTGGAACAAGTTAGCTTCTCTTAAAGCAATGATATAAAAGTCTAAGTAAGCTTGTGGTAAGAACCAAACTAAGTTACCTCCGTCAGGTGCTCCGCTTCTTAAATCTTCTGGAATTGCTAAATACATTTCCTGCATTCTTGCAAGGATGTTTGAAGTAGAAGTAGCTGTAGCAGCATCTGAAGTGTTACCGTCAATTACTGAACCGTCTGCAAAAATCTGCTTCAAAAGACCGTTGTATTTATTTAGGTTAGCATTACCTGAAGCAGTATCACCTTGAAAATCCGCAATATTGATTTGTCTCTTAACTTTGTTAAGTTTCATTTCAGTCCATGCTGAAGCAATCTCTGCTGGAATAACCTCTTCTCCTTTAGCCCCTGCTGCAACGATTTGTTGCGCCCAGAATCCGTTTAAAGATTTAACACAAATGTCTTCCATGATAGCGATAGCACCTACTGTAATATCTTTCTCAGTCAGAACCGTGCTGTCGCTTGCATTGTAGCTACAGGCATCTGTTTGGAAGGTTACCGTAGTAGTTCCAAAGTGTAGTCTTTGCGTTCCTTTTACTCCGTCTTGGACCTCTGAATAAGGCGCAAGGTCTGACTCCATTTGTAATTGATACAAGAGTCTAGTGTCGTTTTCATCTACGTAAGCAGTAAGTCCTGCTGTATTTACGTTAAAATTATACTTTTTCATTTTTATTAGTCGTTTAAATTTTTCTCCATCCAAGCGTCTACTAAAGAGTCTTTAGATTTAAACTCTTGGAATGGGTCTTTACTTTTTACTACAGGCTCTTTAGTTGGCTCTGCTAGTAATTCATTAAATACTTCTTCAGTGAATTTCTTTAACTCACCGAATTGAGTCTTGATAGCATCATTTTCGTCTTGTAAGAATTTGATGGTTTTCTCTAACTCTTCCTTTTCCTCTTTTGAAAAGATTTTCTCTTTTTCGATTCTTTCAATCTCACGTTTAACTTGTGCCTTTTTATCTGGAACGTCGTTACCCATGTCCTCTTCTGGCATTTCTTCAGAAGGCTCATTGATAGCAGCAACAACCCCGTCTTCTTCTACGATCA